AATCGTGTGATTAAGGTAACTTACGACTTTATTCAGCAGCTCATAATAGCTTAAACTATCATCATAAGTCAACGGTAAAGCAGTCTGGCACCAGAATCTAAAAGGCGAAATTCCAGAATATCCCGCGAGGGTAGGCGTGAAATCAGCATGAGGATTTTTAGGCATATTTAATCTCCTTTACCATAATCCGAAAAATAAATCGGAAAGTTCTTCGATAATCATTTCATCGATATTGATGAATGTTTCTCGATATTCCAGAAGCATTGAAGAATAGCTTACTCCACCGCTTTTACCAACAACCTTCTGTAAATATTCGTCGGTGTTAGTGCTAACTCTACTACCGCTTCTAACAGCATTTTCTTTATTATCCTCCATGCTATTCTCAGAACTATCTCTACCAATGTTATTAACATTAGTTTCAGCATAAATTCCTTCATTAACTTCCGTTGTATTTCCGTTCTCTTTAACATCTCTGGCATTACTGCCATCATTACTTTCAACATAGTTTCCAACATTTTCTTTGCTATTTCCAGCAGTTTCTTCATTCTTTTCATTATAAGTTTTTACGTTATTTTCATTTGCACTTCCCGCCTCAACTCTATCGGAATTATTCCTAATATTTTCCGTACTACTTTCATTGTTTTTCTCGTTGCCAATTCCATTATCCGTGCCAACGCTATCGCTAACATCGGTTTGCTTATTGGTCCCTGTTGTAGTGCCGTCATTCGTAATTTTTCTAGCTGTCGTTAAATACAGATTATTTTCAAGTGAAGAAGGTGCATGAGTATTAGGGACTTCAAGCCCGTCAATACCGCCCTGAGGCGTATCACTGTATAAATCCCACTGAGTATTTTCATTAGTACCAGTCTGCTCGCCGTTACTAACGGTACTACCGTTCTGAGAATTCACGCTTTCATAAGAGCTATCTTTATTTCCAGTTTTCTGTGATTCACTATTACTTTCGTTTGTTTCATTATTAAATACGTTATGTTCTTTAATATTGTCATCTTTAACTGTGCCAGTGTGTTCATTAACGACACTTCCGTTATTGCTTTCAACATTACTATTATCGCCAACTTTTACATTGCTATTAACGCCAGTTTCATTGATAGCATTATTTTTCTTTTCTTCTCTATTATTTCTATTATCGCCAGTTTTGTTTCCAACTTCATCAATATTTTCATTTGCCTTAGTGTTTCTCTCATTCTGCTTTGTTACATTTTCAACGTCATTAGTATCAACAAAGCCATTCTGATTTCCGGCATGTTCTGTTGTTAAATCAACGTCATAGAAGGGATTAAACGATAATAATGCACTTCTATAAAGTTGATTATAATAAGGCATTATGATATTTAGTCTGTCTTCTAGCCTTAATTTCCACAATCCATAGGTTTCTTCACAAATTTCTCGCGTATAATAATGCCTAAGAATCTTTTTTTCAAGAACAAGCCTATATTCTTCGTCATAAATCGGAAAATCGAAACTGAAAATAATAGGTGCCGCTTGCGTTATGATTTCATCAACATTATTAAATCCTTTGCTTTCTGTGTTACCCGTTAATGATTCGCACAGAAAGCGTACCTCCGTGGTGTATTTGCTCAATCAAATCACCTCAATTCGTCCTTAAATCTATAGCAATAGGAGAACCTTCGTTTACATTATTTTCATCGTCAACAATTGTTTCAGTTTCTCCCTTAAACATAATTTCATCGTCAGCTTCACGGTAATCCTCACGATAAACACAGTCAACTTCATCGTCAAGTTCATCTGCAAACATTTCGTTAATCATTTTACAAGCCTGTTTTCTAGCATTAAGTCTACTGTAACGATTGGCAATTGTACCACCCATATTTCTAATAACTTCATCGCTTACCATTCTTTCTTTTTTCTGGAAAGAAATATTAGAAATACCTAAGTATGTAAGTGCTTCATTATAATATCTAGTTTTTAAATCATACAATTCTGAACCATGAAACGGAGCGTCTGTACTGATAGCTTTAATGGATTCTGGTGTAATATTTTTATTATCGCCATAAATAACAGGTTGATTACCCTCATATTTCATATAAAGGTTTTCAAGTGTTAATCTCTGTGTATCATCGCAAAGAATAAGAATAGGCGTTTTTTGTGCTTTTACATTAACTTCAATCGTGCGGTCAAATTCATAAAGTCTGCGGGAGAACACTTCAACATCAAGAGCTGAATTAGTATGCAATTCGTTATTCCAAATAATTACAGAATTTGTTTCGTCCAAATCCATCTGATACCCATGACTTGCATACGCGCGCCTATATTTAGGAATCTGATATACAGTAAGCTGTCCGCCAATCATGCAACGTAAAGCAAGGAATCCCATAACTTCATCTTTAAAGAAAACGCACATGCCATCGCCAAAAAGACAAAGTTCAAGGAATCTGGTATCAATCGATTCTGGCATGTTTTTCCATTCAAACATGCTCATAGAGAGAGCCATTAGGCGATTATAATACTGCAAGAATTCAGCATTATTGTATTTCTGACTCTCCCAAAATTCTCGGTTTTTTCTTTTAGCCATTTAGCACCTCATAATACGGGATTTGTAAAATCGCCATATTCTCCCACATTGGCATTTCTTACATCCCAAAATGTTATACCATGGTCGAATACCGCTTTAATTGTTACCATATCATCACTAGGAATATTGCCGTTAAGTTCACACCCAATAGTTTTAGTGTATGTCCATTTTTCTCTAGCTTTTCTGTTAGGTTCTTTTATTCTATGGCAAGCGTAACCAAATCTGCTAAAATATTCATCTATAATTCTGGCAAATTGTGATTTTATAGTCATTTGATACATGTTATATTTTTTATTACCGCTTAACATATTTAGTATATCGGCATTAGCTTGTCCATAGGCTTGATTAGGGTAATGTTGTAAGTCTTTTTTGAAGGCAATAACGCCTGCAACTCTACCAGTTAAATCTATTAAAGAACTTATATTCGAGGCTCCCGGAATAGGGTATTTACCGCCAACACCGCCTATTTTATAGGCTTGACCGGCATCTATTCCCATATCAGAATAAGTTCCGGTATATCTCATAATGTCTGTTTTTTGTAAAGTTTTTGAACCCATAGGGAAAAGGACACCGATAGCTTCTTTTATACCTCCAATAGCTTGTGCGGCTTTATAAGATTCACCATGCTGTGCCCAATATAATTGCCATGCATCGCCAGCCCAAGGATTTTGTGGGAAATCTGTAGCAAAAATTCCTGATTCATAATCATCAACAATTTCTCTATAATACATAGGATAAAGCAAAACACTAGGTTTACCTATCATTGTTCCGATTAAATTAAATTCACCTCTATGTGCAGAATCCCATAATTCCCATTTATATGTAGCGTCATTTCCCTCTCGGTTATTTACGGATAAAAAATTATATGGGTAATTAAATAATTTTTTATTTTTTGGAACATATCCGTCTATATTAACGAAATTAGGTGCAAAATTTTCGGCAACTTCTGTGTAGCTATATGTGTTATTATCAAAATCAGGGAAACGAATAAAACCGGGAACTTGATAAATCTGAATTATTGCTTGTTCTTGTCCTTGACTAACAATTAAATCCATAAAACTTTGTAATGCTCTTTTTGATGCGGCCCATGTTAAGTCATAAATTCTCATTTTCAATGGATAATAGTAATTATTTATAAAAACATTTCTCACATAATCATCTTCTGGGCTTTCTGCAAAGTTATCAACGCTAAGAACAACAAGAGTAGACGGTGTAAGGTCAATGCTTCGTTGTATTTGAACATTGTAATCATCGCCAATATCTAACCCTTCATCAACCAAATTTTCAAACAGATTATCCGTTAAACTATGCTCTCTTTCGACAAAACATTTATCTAAAATGTAATCAAAATGCCATGTTTGCATGACATCAATTTGAAAATTGATTAAACTAACGCTGTCATTTACATATTCAACACTTAATATAAATGCATAAAACCATTTATTGTTGTAGCTAGTATTTTGAAACATTAAATATGTACAATCCCATAAATTATTTTGGTTAATATCAACTTTCATCCATCCACGTTCTTTTCTCTGGTAACTTTGATTGCTTAACGTATATTTTGTTTTTGAAAGAAAATATTCAGTTTGCGCTATTTTGCCATCAAACCAAATAGTGTGGTCATAATCATTGTTTAAATTTACGTCTCTTAATATTCTAAGAGTAGTATTCGGATAAATGTACATTTTAATCCTCCGAAAATATAAATGATGGGGGCGAAGGGATTTGAACCCATACGCATTATAACGAGCGGGAGATTTTAAGTCTCCTGTGTCTACCAAACTTCCACCA